CTCCACCATATGAAACGTTACCGCCAGTCTGATATCTAGGCATATGAAAACCAACAGTTCCTTCATGGTATCTCTTCTGTATATGGTCTAGATGTTTTAGAGCGCTTTCTATATCCATAATACCAGATTCTCCAAGCCAATCAATGGTACTTCTTTCACTCTTTCCAAAGTCGTACCTATCTTGATGCCTTACAGCAGATAATATTTTATCAAGGTCTTGGAAGTAGTCTACGCTTTCTGCAAGCTCGTCTTTTACACCTAAGCTATATCCACCTTTGCGTTTACCCTTATCCTCTATCAGTCCACCTTGTTGTAATTTCTGAGCGTCTGTTTGCATTACTTGTTCTTTGAAATAAGATGGGTCTATATAAGCGCCTATCCCCGGATTTTTCTTTACGCTTCCACTATATCTTGGTATCCCCAACATACCTAATATACCTTTATAATCTTCGCTTGATTTAGCTATATTATACGGGTCTACTGCATAGTCTTGAGTGTCATCTGTTTCCATTATATGCCCAGATGGACTCCCGTGAATAAATTGGTTTATATTAGTTAAGTTATTTTTTTCCGCTATATTCCTGTAACCAAAATTCCTAGGGTCTTCATCTGTCTCAACAAAGGTTCTTTGTTGAAAGTCATCTTTTGTAGTTAAATCATTTTCTTCCATGTAATGAGCAGATGCTTTACCAAATACATTAGATTTTCTTTTCATTTGAGCGTCTCTGATTTCTTTATCCTCAGGATTCCAATGTACGTCCTTTATGTATTTTTCAGCCCTATCATAAGCTCTTTTACCACCTATAAAAGGAAGTGCGTCTAGTATTTTTTCAAACCCACTTGGAGAGTATTCATAGTCTTCAGCATATTGAAGACCAGCTTCTCCACCTTTTTGATATGCTTTAAATGGACTCCTAATTGGTTTTTTTTCTACCATAGGAGTTTTCATTTCTCCACGATAAGGTCTTGGAAAAGGATTTACCTCACCAAGCATAGGAGGACTTACTGAGGCTTCTGATTTATTAGATTGAGTCAAAAGCTCTAATAGTATTTCTTCTTCTGGTGTTAGTCTATCTATGGGTTCAGGCTCATTTGATAATTTATATTCCATTAACAAACTTGGAATCAAACCTAAACTCTTAGGGCTGATTTGTTTATTAGAACCTTTAAGAGGGACAGTTTTAGATATCAGGTCTCCCGTTCCCGGCAATATCAAACTACTAACTTCTCCACCTTTTTGCATCATAGAAGACTGCCTAGTCATATCAATATTTCTTTGAACATTTAGAGTATTAAGTGCTAATAACTCATCTATTGCAGAGTGACCATGTTGACCTTGTGGTACTAGTCCACCCCCAGAGTACCCCAATCTATCTGCATTATTTATTATATCCATAGTTTCTTTACCTAATTTATCCACAGCTTCTTTACGGACTACATATTCTCCCGGCTTAAGCATCGCTGGTACACTATCTAACTGAGCCATTATATTATCCTTTTATGAAATGGTTTCTCATATAACAGACCGCCACCCATATATTTATTAATAGAGCCTCCTTCCATTCTAGAGGCAATATTAAATGGTTGTGAGCTTGCGTCTATAGGCATTTGAAATGAAAAATCACTATAGCCTAGATTTGGAGAGCCAATATTAAAACGCTTATAGCTATCTGGCTGAAATACCTTGTCTAGCTCACTATATACATCAGTAGCTCTAGCTTTATCTATAGTTTCTAGAGTTTTAGATACTCCACTAGGAGCTGTTGGCACCCCCATTTGCAAGTCAGCACCCTGCCTAACTCTTTCAGCGTACTCACCAGTTGGAGCGGAGCCAGATATAGCTTTTAATTTAGCAGTATCTTGTAGATAATCCCCAATTCCACTCATAAAAGCAGTAGAAGCACCCCTACCTAAAGCCCTTCCAGCTAATCCCTCACCTAACCTATCTCTATAATCTTGTATATCTTCAAAGCTACTAGATAAAAAGCCAGTTGGTGAGTCTATTTTTTTATCAGGAACAGAAACTCCTCCGAAGTAGTCTCCTAAAGCAGAAAAACCTGCTGACCCTATTCCTTTCATAATAGCGTTACCCACAAGACCCATCTGACCTAGAGGAGTTGAAGATAATATAAGCGGAGCAACATAATTTCCTAAAAAACCACCTACTGTACTAAAAAGACCTCTTCTTTGTGACTCTTTTTGAGCATCTTTTCCCGCTTCACTAAGGCTTTTTTCAGCACCTTTAATACCTCTTCTTATAAAGGCTTGTCCTAATATATTTTTGCTTGCCCTACCTCCTTGATTATACATCTGAGGTCTCATATATCCTCCACCCATATATTCACTTATAGTATTGTATTTCATATCTTTACCTATTATATAGTTATTTCAACCTTCCAAACTGAGGTTACATAAAAATCTACTGTATCATTTCCGGGGTCTGTAGAAAATTGAACAGATAACCCAACCTTATCACCTGCTTCTACCCTCGGATTATTATTAAAATCTGTTCTGTTTATTGTTATAGCTGTGTCGTTTGATAAGGTATCTGTGTATGAGTAATTTGCAACCTCATCTGCACTTTGGTCGTTATCTTGCTTATAAACTCTAAATCTTAAATCATATGTCATATTATCTAATGGCTCAGCTCTAAATAATATTTTATGACAAGTCATATTAAAAGGAGCTAAGAAACCAGATGTTGCATTATCCATATTAGTTTGGTCACCAGTGCCATTCCAAGGAAGGTAAGTTTCATTACCATCTGTGTTCTTAGAATAATTATGTATGAAAACTCTATAGTCTACAAACTTATTAGTATACTTTAAAGAGTTAGTAGTTAAAGTTTTATCGACTATTTGGTTACCATCTGATGTCATATAAACTTTAAATAATTTACCAAACTTTTTTCTATATAATGCTAATTGGCTATTAGATTTTTTTTCTATTGCTATTTGACCGTCTAACATATTATTAATAGATGGCTTACCATTGAACTCAACAGAGCTTTGCTTTGTATTATTAAGTCTTCTTATGTCTCTTTCAGACATTAAGTTGCCTCTTTCTCTCTAATAATTCTATATTGTATGTTCATATCATTTATCTCAAATGTGCCTGTTGATGGAGGTACAAATTTTATTTGTATACTTTGGCAAGATATAGTAGAGGATGGAGTTAGTGTAACCACATCCCACTTACCACTGGTATCTGCAAAGTTTCCAGTAAAGGTACCACCTCCATCTCCACCAAAGTTTTGCTTCCCATCTACTGCGTATTTAAAAGGAGTTGTTTCAGCTGAATTTGCTCTATAGGTAACTACAACCTTGTATATTTTCTTTGTAAAGCCGGGCTGTCCGAAGTCTATATCTCCAGTTACAAATACTTGGTCTTCCTTATCACTTTCTATAGGGAGAAACTTTTTAAAGTTAACATCTGATGTATCTCCAGTAACATTTATACCTAGTGTCAAGTTATTATTCCAATCTGTTATAAAATTGGTCATATGTTCACTATCTGTAAAAATCTTATTATGAAATACCCAAGCATCTGTATCAAAGTCATACAAAAAACCAGCATTAGCAGTGCCAGCAGAGTCAGTAGGGCTTTTCAAAATTAACAAAGAATTACTTATTGAGTCATACCCTATCATTGGGTCTTTAACGCCTACTGAATACCATACTTGCCAATTAAGAAAAGTAGAAGTAAAAGATTCTTTATTAACAGCTATCTTCCTATCTAATAAATTTCTTATATTAGAACCATCGTATAGATAAACACCATTAGCAGATACCCAAGCTATTCCATTGTTCGTCCTAGTAACGCTATAGGGAAAATTTACACCATAGTATTTAAAAGTATCTTCTAGGTACCAGTTATATATACTTGGACTTGATATATTTATAATGTGAACTAAATTATTTTTAAATGCTAACAATCTATCTGCAAATGATTCTAATGCTGTATACTCTCCATAGTCACCTTTAGAAACGTCTATAAAATTATGTTCTAAAAATGTATCAAACTTACCTATTTCGCTATACATTATTCTATCAGCAAACTTTCCTACTTTTCCAGACTTACCTTTAGTTCTTACATTAGCTACAAATGTTCTTCTATTAGTTACGATAGACGTCTTGTACAATTCACCTACCCCACCAATAGATAAAAAACTTATGTCAGGGCTAAACCCGTTAATAGTTTCATATGTGTCTATATTTGGTTTCAAGCAGTTACCTGCCGCTTCACCAATAACATAAAAACCATCCCCAGCTTCATAAGTCCATCCTATGTGGTCTCCATCTAGAGTTGTTCTAACTCCTTTTTCAATGTCTATATCTGCTAGTAGTATAAGTTCATCACTTGTATCGTGTAATCTGGTGTATATCCTACCTCCAGTTATTCTTCCATTGTAAGCTAGGTCTGCAAATACTGATATCTGTATAGATTCTAAATCATTTACAGTATGTGTAAATGGAACAATTGTAGATGCCCCATTACCCATTCTAACAGGGATAGACTCTTGGTTTCCATCGTATATAAAAGATTGATAAAATTCATACTCTCCAGACTCCCATTGCCCCTCAGAACTTCCTGCGTCTACACCTATATTAAACCCTAATCCTCTTTCTACTATTGGAGTGTCTTCATCGCTATAAGTATCTGGTGCATCACCAGCTAAAGCTCCTCCATACGACCTTAAATATGTTATAGTACCGCCAGATGCACCTGAAGTTTTAGCACAAAATAAAAATTCTTTTGGCGTAACTCCTAACGCTTCATGAATACTTATAACCTCACCAATAGTTGACTGGTCTAGTATATCAGCTGGGCTATCATTTTCAAATGTAAAGTCTGTTGTTGTATCATTGTGGGCTCCATTCAGTCTTAAATCACTTGTCGCATCTTTTTTAACTCTAGCAACTCCCCTGTTGTTTTGATAAAATGCAGTTGCATTATCAGTTCCATCGTGACTTGTATGACCATAAGCATAAGTAAGTGAGCCAACTGATTTAGGAGGGTCTAAGCTATTAGGGTGTTCTTGCCATTCAGCAAATACCATACCTACAGAAGCCGTTTCTGAGTTAGCACTTGAAAACTGTTGTCTTTCTATATATCCATACCACTTAACTAAGCTAGAATTTTGCTCATTTGTATTGCAAACCCTTAACGCTTCATCTGCAAAGTGAAATATATACTTAGCATTATCCCCAGATAACGTAGGACTAATAGCCCTTGCAGTCCATCCATTATCTTTTGTAGTGTAATCAGTAGTCGCATTATTAGACCATATATCAATTCCCCCAGCACTATCAACATCACCTAATGCGCACATTTTATCACCAAGAGTAGAAATAACTTCTATTTCTGGGTCTGTGCTACCAGCTGTGCTTTCGTTAACTATTGGAGTGCCTTTTAATATATAATAAACATCACTACCGTCTGTTGTTATATCAGTTACTGTGAATACTCCATTGTTTTTAGCAGTACCAGATACTCTTATATTACTTCCTATACTTATTAAAGAGCTTGTATATATAGTACTATTACCAGAACTAGTTCCGCCTGTTAACTTCATATAGCTTTTTGTTGGAACAGCCACTAATTATTCTCCGCCATATTCTGGTGCTGTTTGACCATCTGGGTTTGTAAATACTTTGACAAATCTTATATTCCCATTAGACGTTCCTAATGCTAAAGCTGTTCCAGATTTTGTTTCTGTTATAGTCTGAGCAGAATCCCTACTATGGTCAGATTCAAAATAAAACAAGCCATATCCACCACCACCATTAATATTAGCTGTTGACTCCACTATATATTCTGATAATGTACCAGAGCCAGTAGACTTAACAGAGTGTGCAAATAATCCACCTATTGTTTTTATTTTACCTATTGAATCTACAGACATATTTTCTATAACTGCATATTGGTTAGGCGGTATATCCCTAGGGTCTCTTCTGTTATTCATACCACCAGACCAATCTTTTACAGTATACATTCTTTTAGCCATTAGTCACGCAATTCCACATGAACTAAGTCATCGAACCCATTATCTTTAACATCTCCATCAGAATCCCAGTCTCCACCCCAGCGAACTTTAATACCAAGTTGTTGTGCTATACCACGAATCATTCCACCCATATAATGGAATCCGTCTCTGTTTTCCCAGTCTATTGGGTAGGGAGCTAGGTCAACAGCTTTACCTTCCATATGCTTTGAATACTTAACCTTAGTAGCCCCCTTAGCCAACAGCTCTTTCTGTCTTTCTTCACTACGCAATCCTTCTATTATGGTAACATCCATGATTTTAATAAGTTCATTTAAAACATTAACAAGCTTAGCATCAACACCCTTAAGCCTTTCCTTACTTCTTTTTCCGAATCTAGGCATTACTTTCCCTTGAATATACCTTCCAGAACATCAGTAACCACATCTACCATCTTTTCAAAAAATATTTGTTCTTTATCTTCAGAAACAAAAGGTATATCAATCTTTTTATTTATTGCAGTAGCAATACTGTCTGACATTTCGTCAGAGGATAAATGATTCATAACCTCTTCTTTCATTTTATCTGCTTGCTCTTCAGCTAGTTTTACTAGCATTGATTTAACATCCATTTATTTTTCCTTTTTTATTTTAACTATTTTGTGACTAAGATATACAATACTCATCACTGCGACAACGCATTGTAAAAATAAATTAATCTCAGCTAAGTAAGCACCGTAATTAGCGAATGATACTGCTGACACTTTTAAACTATCCATTAATGTTTTCCATTTATTCTTGATAGAGAACCTTTTATTTCCGACACTTGGTTATCAAGGTCATTTATCTCTTTAGTAAGAGCATCAAACTTCCTATCAAGCTTATCATCGGATTGGTTCCATCTGTTAATTAATTTTATAATCATCCCCTCCATATTCTCCAGCGTTTCTGATTGACCTGCGTTCTCAATTTTTAAAGCCTCTAAGGTCTCTTGTTGTCTCGCTGATTTGTTTGAAAGAGAAACTACTAGGTATACAAACATAGCCCCCACTACGCCTATCATCCCAGCCTCTCCGTATACTGCCATAAAATCCATTATTTCTTTTTCTTCTTTCCCCAACTAAATGGGTTAATGTTAAATTCTTTTTCATAAAACGCTACTTTCTCTGCAAGCTCCTCTCTTTCAACCCGTTCTTCCAAGATGTGCTTATCAAGTAGGCTCCCAATCTGTTCATCCGCAGAAGCCATTTTACCTTCAAGGTTTCTAATCCTTGTTTCAATCTGCCAATAACCATAGACCAACATCCCAATGAGTACAGCAATTTGCCCCAACCACTTAAGATTAATGCTAACAATGGCATTATCATCAAGGATGGCAGTACGATAGCTTCTGGCGGTATCAGGCTTTCCACTCATTTAACCAATATAAGTATAATAAAAATCTATATTGTAACTTGTGCTTATATTATCGTAATTCATTTTATTCTAAACACCTTATTTTTAATCCACTTAAAAGCTCTTTTAATCATACTTGGCTTCTCTAATGAAGACTTTACTTCAAGTATCTGGTTATCTATTTCATCTATGTTTTTATTTATTTCTTCAAACTTCTTATCAATCCTATCATCATATTTATTCCAGCTATCATTTAACTTTGATATCATTTTTTCCATAGATTTTAAAGCTTCAGATTGTACATCATCTTTAAACTTTATAACTTTAGCCATTTTACTAGGTTTATTCAGACCTCTTCTTTCGAGTCTGCTAGTCCTTCTTACCCTCTGTAAGCTATGCACGTTGCTGTAGAGTCAGTATGATTTATAATACCGCTAAAGTTTCCATATAGTATCTCTCCGGGTATCATATAGAACCAACTTGAAATACCATCACCTATATTAGCAGTAACTTTTAATTTTAAATATTCAACTGCGGCATCACCACCACCTTTACCAAGTGCTTGTATAGCTATCCAAGAACCTGTTTCTGGAGCAGATGTATTAGTGTCATGCTCAGCTATTAAATCAAAACCATTCTGCCCTATTAGTAGGTTAGAAGCTTCTTTTGATGTATATTTGTATAATCCAGTAGACATTACTTAGAACCAAAAACTTTAGAAAAGAAACCTTTCTTTTTCTTCTTTCCTTTTTCAGCTAGTTTTTTACCTTTTTTCTTTTTCTTTTTAACATCATCTGCATTAGCAAACTGCTCATACTTTTGAGGTGCGGTAATTTCAGCGGGGCTCCTACCAGTCAAAGCTAGTAATACCAAAGAAATTAATACAGTTAGTAGACCTTTCATTTTATACCTTTATGTGTTTGGACACTTCTTTATTGCCACTTAGTTGAGGAACTATTCTTGATAATAATTCCGATTTAGTTTCACTGGAACCATACGAGATTCCACGTTTATCATAAAAATCTTTTATCTCTGATTTTGTATTTGAATCTGTAGGGTAGTCAGACTGAGTAGTAGCAACGCCATTAATTACATGATGTTTACCTATAATCAATCTACCATGACCATCACCATGCTTATTTCCACATTCAGATACATAGAATTCTTCTATTACTTTAAAGCTATTGCTTTTTTTCTTTACCTCACCATCTACATCTACAAAATATTTATACGACGAAGGGTAAGTCAAGGTCTCCGAAGACCCATCTGAGTAAGTTTTTGTGCGAGTAACACCCGGAGTTGTATTTCTATGAATCCTAACTCGATGACCTTGACTACACCTTCTTACAATCATTCTACTACTTCACCCTCTACTTCTTCAGGTGCTTCCAATGATGCACGGAGCAAATTAATAAATGCTTCTTTGCCAACTTGTAATTGGTCAGCCATAAAAGCATTAGTATTCTGCTTGTTTTGCAAATCATTTATATGATTTACCATCATTTTCTGCTCATCAGTCATATCCTCAATAACATACTCTTTGTCATCAAGATTCAAGACTGGCTTCTGTTCTTTTTCTTTTTTAGCCATTTCGTGACTCCTTGTTAGTTAATTAAAGTTTTTTAAAATCTGCTATTACTTTTGCTAGTTCATCACTTTCTGCTTTTGCTTCTGCCATATCTTTATCATAACGAGCCTTTTCTCTTTCTAATTCAGATAGAGACCATTCTTGTTTTGAATCTGCCAATGCTTCGCCAGTTTCAGCATCAAATCGTTTCTGAGCCAAGACAACGTGAGCTGGTTTTGTTACCCTGTCATCGCTATCTTTCACTTCAGCAACCTTCTCAAATGCAACCTTCTTTGCAGTTTTTAATGAACTATATTTAGACCATTTCATTATTTATCCTTTAGTTGTTTTTCTAAATCTTCTACTTTTGCTGTTAATTCTTGTACTGCTTTTACAAGTGGCATTACCATAGCTTCAAATGATACTCGTTGCCTACCATCTATTCCATCACTCCATCCCTGAAATGTATCTACCCCAGCATTATCCATTGCTTCTTTAACCTCTTGAGCAATAAACCCATGCACAGTTTTATCGCCACCCATAGGCTCTTTATCGTCAGCATCATAAGCATCCCATTCTTTTGGAAATTCACTTGGAGATTTGTGCTTATATGTAACTGGTCGTAAATCATTAATAAACTCAAGACCAAGAGTTTCATCTTTTATATCAGTTTTTTGCCTTCTGTCTGAAGAATGATTCCAAGTCGCATCTGAATTAAAATCATTTTCAATGTGACTACTATCGTTTCCAATAAATACTGCATTGTCTTTTGTACCAGTTAAATTATTACCTATAACAATTTGGTTAGTAGCAGTATCATCTTCGGCTTCAGTATTAAAACCAATACAAGTATTCTCAACCCCAGCTTCAGTTGTATTTCCTGCCGCTTTCCCAACAAAAGTATTGGAATGAGCCGCACCTTCAAGTTCTATTCCAGCACTTGCACCTACGCAAGTATTTCCATCTCCTGTTAATTTTGTTCCAGTAATACCCAAGCCTGCTTGGTTTCCAATCATGGTATTTTGTGTCCCAGTAGAAATAAACTGACCTGCACTGTTTCCTACCGCTGTGTTGTCACCATGATTATCAGCATCGGCTTCAAAATTATAAAGTGCTTTATATCCAACAGCAGTATTGTAAGCCCCATCCACATTTAAATGAAGTGCGGCATATCCAACCGCTGTATTTGCTGTAACTTCATCAGAGTCATCTGAATTTTGGTAATAACACGCCCTATAACCAATAGCAGTAGTGCCAAAACCTAAATCGTCAGTATATAACGATTCATAACCGATAGCAGTATTCCCATCTCCACTTGATAATGCTTTCCCAGCTTTATATCCTACAGCCACATTCCCATCACCCGATGTAAGAGCAGAAAGTGCATTATATCCAATCGCAATTGTACCAGTCTGGTTATTGCTACCACTATCGTCAAATGCATATGCACCAATCGCTATATTATCTGTAAAGGTTGTTGCTGTACTTGCATTTTCCAATGCCGCAAGACCTATTCCGATATTTCGAGTATGCGCTCCATTCATATCTTTTAAAGCTGATGTCCCAACGGCAACATTATTATTTGCCCCTGCGTTTGCCTGTGTCGCAAGAGCTGAATGACCTACAGCTACATTACCTGTACCTGAACCCGTAGCAGTTCCAGCCTTGTACCCGACAAATGTGTTATCATCCCCAGAAGTAATTTGTTTACCAGCATCTCCACCGATTGCTACGTTCTCATCTCCAGAAGTCAATCCACTTAATGAGCTATCACCTACTGCTGTATTATAATAAGCTGTATTCATAGCCGCATCCATAACATTGGTACCAATACCAACATTTCCTTTAGATGCCGAACCAGTCCAAGTTCCACCACCAGAATTATAGCCTACGAATATATTATCAAAATTTCCATCAAGAGTACCCATTCCATCGCCTGAACCAGCACCTATACCAATATTTCTTACAGAGTTAGCGTGATTTAAGTTTCCTAAAGCATAATTACCAATGGCTAAGTTAGCATCTCCTGTTGTATTAGCATCTAATGCTTGATAGCCTATTGCTAAACAATCAGTTCCTGTTGTCAATGACATAAGAGCAGAACCACCTATGGCTATAGTGCCGTCTGCCGCAGATGTTGCATCTCCAGACTTCATTGCGTCATCACCAATAGCTACTGCATACCCTACACTTGTAGATGCCTCAAGGGCATTGTTGCCGATTGCGACATTATTATGTCCATCCGTAAGACCTTTTGAAGAATCCTTACCGATTGAAGTGTTTGAACCTCCTGTTGTGACATTAAGCATAGCATCATATCCCATAGCTACATTATTGCTATTACTTTGGTTGGCACTTCCTCTTCCTGCACTACTACCCACATAGGTATTTGCACCACCAGTCGCATTACCATGACCAGCCCAAATGCCCAGTCCAGTATTCGATGCTCCGCTTGTATTAGATGCAAGTGACTCTCTTCCTACAGCAGTATTATCATTGCCTGTAGATAACAAAAGAGAATTATATCCTAAAGCTGTAAGACCATCACCAGTTACATTTGTATATAAACTTCTATAGCCAATGGCTGTATTATATTGTCCTTCTGTATTTACTACCAATGACTCATAGCCAACTGCTACAGTTCCATCACCATCAGAGGTTACATTTGCCGCCAAAGCACTATGACCTATGGCAATACACTTATCTCCATCGACTATTGCATGACCAGCATAATCACCTATGAACACATTGAAATCGCCAGTCGTTAAATCTTCACCGCTACGAGAACCGATTGAGACATTGTATCCGCCATCTGTGATTGAATTTAACGACATAGAGCCTACGCCTGTGTTGTAACTATTACTATTACTACTTGCTCCTGTTCCAGCTTGAGAACCAACCCATGTATTGTTTGTTCCTGTGACATTATGAGAACCTGCATCAGCCCCCACCGCAGTATTGTGTACAGCACCTTCACTTGCGGTATTCTGTGCATACAATGTTCCATATCCAACCGCTGTTGTTTTTCTTCCTACATCTTCTGTATATAACGCATTTTTACCGATAACAGTATTGTAATCTCCTGTCGTTAATGAAGTAGCCGCATAATCGCCTATAATTGTGTTCTCTACAGCACCACTTGCAAGTGCCGCTCCTGCCATAAAGCCGAATACTGTATTGTCTGTACCAGCATCATTATTAGATAGTGAGATTCGGGAGTTGTTGTCTAATACTAAAAATTGGATGTCTGTAGAATTTTGATTTGCTACTATAAAAGAACCATCGTTACTTGCTCCACTTGCATTCATAGAACCAATAAACATATCACAGCCATCACCAGTTCTAAATTGTATCGCAGAAAAAGCAGTATCAGTTGTACTTGCATTCTCTAACTTCAGTAATGCGTTTGCATCTGTTGTAAAATTATCTACTGAATATGCAACATCAAGAGTTTCTTTGACATGGAGTCTTGTATCTGGAGAGTCCTCGCCAATACCCACATCGCCTTCAGCAGTAATTCTCATTTTTTCAGTATCAGAGGCATTCCCATCTGTAGTGAAGAACCTCATATCTGCACCATTTTCTGATGCACTCCATCCAGAATCGGCAATAGCATCAATTCTTGCACCTTCTGTCATTGTGCCAGAACTATCTTCAGCACCGCAAAAATTAATTACACCCAATCTATCATACTGAGCAACAGCCGAACCATCATTA